AAATATTTTCAGATAAACTGAGACTTTACGGAGAAAAACATGGCGACTCCTCAATTATCTCCAGGCGTACTCGTCAGAGAGGTTGATCTAACAGTAGGAAGAGCTGATAATGTTTTAAATAACATTGGAGCAATTGCAGGTCCTTTCCCAATTGGACCCGTAGATTTTCCAATTGATATTGCAACCGAACAAGATTTAATCAATACTTTCGGCAAACCAATTTCATCAGACACACAATACGAATATTGGATGAGTGCATCCTCCTACCTTTCATATGGAGGGGTTCTAAAAGTTGTTAGAACTGATGGAGCAACTTTAAATAACGCCAATGCGGGTGTTGGTATTGGTACTACAGCTAGTGCTAAAATCAAAAATTATGATGATTACCTATCCAATTGGTCTGAAGCAACTAATTTCACTTATGCAGCAAAAAATCCAGGAACATGGGCAAACGGATTAAAAGTTTGCTTTATCGATAACTATGCTGACCAAACTATTGGTATTGCATCAACTAACCCAGGAAACCTAGGCGCTGCTATTGGACTTGGAGTTACTGCAACTCTTACAAACGTGGTCCTCTCAGGTGCAGGGTCAACATCGTTGTTTAATGGATATCTTAAAGGAATTATTACTGGGGTTACTACAGATACTGTAGCAGGAAATAGTTCGATTGATGTTCATGTCATTTCTAGAGTTTCTTCTGCTGGAACAGAGACCTTCATCAATTATGCTCAAGGAACTACTTCAGCATCATTCACAACTGCAAGTACAATTAGATTTATAAACACAACTGGAATTGCTACTGGAGCATCTGCAGCAACTGGAGTAACTCCATCATCAGTTGTTGACTGGTATGATCAACAAACTTTAGGTCTTACAAATAGCACAATTTTCTGGAAATCGATAGCACCAAAACCAACATCTAATCAATATTCTATTGATAGATCTGGCGAAAACGATGCTATGCATATTGCCGTGGTTGATGACTTAGGAACAATCACAGGAAGCCAAGGAGCCTTAATTGAAAAGCACGTAGGCATTTCAAAGGCTCTTGATGCAGTGTCTTCGGTCAATTCCCCACAGAAAATATGGTATAAGCAGTATCTTGCAGATTTTTCAACACAAATCTGGGCTGGGGTCAATCCATCATCTGGTGCGGATTCTTTCTGGGGAACTTCACCAAGAGCAATTGGATTCTCTACTTTCTTTACTCCATATACTACAGCACAAGGTCTCTGGGGACAAAACGCACAAGGAATCAAATTCAGTGCAATTGGAAATAAAACTTATAACTTAAGTGGTGGAACCAACTACTCAGCTGCTGGCGGATATGCAGCCACTCTCGGAGATTTACAAAACTCATACAATCTTTTCTCAAATAAAGATAATATCCAAGTTGATTACTTGATCATGGGTCCTGGTTTGACCAACAAATCAGATTCACAAGCAAAGGCAGGTTATCTAATATCTCTTGCTGATGGAAGAAAGGATTGTATGGCGGTTATTGGACCACATAGAGCGGATTTGATTGGTGTTACAAACAATGTAACCCAAACAACTAACTTAATTAACTACTTTAGCCCCCTTTCCTCCTCATCATATGCAGTATTTGATAGTGGATATAAGTACACTTATGATAGATTTAATAATAGATTCGTATATATTCCTTGCAATGCTGATGTTGCAGGTCTAATGTGCCGTACAAACATTGTTGCATATCCATGGTTCTCCCCTGCTGGACAGCAAAGAGGAGTTTTAAACAATGTTGTAAAACTTGCATATAATCCATCCAAAGCACAAAGAGATCAACTCTATCCATTAAGAATCAATTCGATTGTTACACAACCAGGAGTTGGGACACTTCTCTTTGGAGACAAAACTGCAATTGGTTATGCATCAGCTTTTGATCGTATTAATGTTCGCCGCCTGTTCCTTACGGTAGAGCAAGCGTTGCAAAAAGCAGCACAAGCTCAACTCTTTGAACTCAATGACGAACTAACAAGAGCAAACTTCAGAAACATTGTTGAACCATACCTCCGTGATATTCAAGCAAAGAGAGGTCTTTATGGTTTCCTTGTTGTTTGCGATACTTCAAATAACACTCCAGATGTTATTGATAACAATGAATTTAGAGCTGATATCTACCTGAAACCATCCAAGTCTATCAACTACGTCACTCTGACCTTTGTGGCCACCAGAACTGGTGTAAGTTTTGAAGAAGTTGCTGGTACAGTTTGATTTTTAATTAAACCAAAAAAGGAGGAACTAAAAAATGGCACATTCTATTCAGGATTTTAAATCAGCACTTGTTGGGGGCGGTGCCCGCCCCAATCTATTCCAAGTTGAAATTCCAGCACCACCAGCAGGAGTAAATTTAACTTCGAATTTCCCAATTCTTTGCAAAACTGCCGCACTGCCTGCATCAAACATTGCTTCAATTGATATTCCTTTTAGAGGGAGAATCTTTAAGGTTGCAGGTGATCGTACATTTGATACTTGGACAATTACTGTTATCAATGATCAAGACTTTACAATTAGAAAAGCATTTGAAACTTGGATGCAATCTATTGGACAGTATGGAGATGCTAGTGGTTTTACTGATCCATCCGATTATATGGTAGATGCATTTGTTAAGCAGTTTAAGAGAGGTGCTTCCGCTACTGGAACTGGAGTTGCTACTGGAACCGGATTAGAAGTCGCTGCAACATATCAATTTTACAGCATTTTCCCAACCAATATTTCTGCAATTGATCTTTCATATGATACCTCAGATACAATTGAGGAATTTACTGTTGAATTCCAAGTTCAGTACTGGACACCTGCCGAAAATAAAGGCTAATAAATAGTCTAAAGATAAAGACTAAAAAAATAAATTATGGCAAAATTATTTGGATTCTCTATTGAGGATACTGAAAACCAATCACCCACTGCTTTGTCTCCAGTCCCACCTAATAGTGAGGACTCGGCTGACTACTATCTAAGCAGTGGGTTTTTTGGTTCTTACGTAGATATTGAGGGAGTTTATAGAACAGAATTTGATCTAATTAAAAGATATAGGGAGATGGCACTTCACCCAGAATGTGATAGTGCAATTGAAGATATTGTAAACGAAGCAATAGTAAGTGATACTAACGATAGTCCTGTAGAAATTGAACTTTCAAATCTTAATGCTAGTGACGGTATTAAAAAGAAAATCAGAGAAGAATTTAAATATATTTTAGAACTTTTAGATTTTGATAAAAAATCCCACGAAATTTATAGAAATTGGTATATTGATGGAAGACTTTATTATCATAAAGTAATTGATTTAAAAAACCCAGAGGCAGGTATTCAAGAACTGCGATATATTGATGCAATGAAAATGCGTTATGTGAGACAAGCAAAGAAAAAGGAAGGTAATAGATATACATTCACGAACAGGAATATTGATAATCCAATGGATTTTGAGTTTCCTGAAATTGAAGAATATTTTGTATACAATCCAAAAATGACTTATCCGACAGGAACCCCTGCTCCAGGAGCTCTTGGAGGTTCTAGTCAAGGAATCAAAATGTCTAGGGATTCTATTACATATTGCACTTCGGGTCTTGTAGATAGAAATAAAGGATCAACTCTTTCATATCTTCATAAAGCAATTAAGTCTCTCAATCAACTTCGCATGATTGAAGATAGTCTTGTTATCTATAGACTATCTCGCGCTCCAGAAAGAAGAATTTTTTATATTGATGTAGGCAATCTTCCTAAAGTAAAAGCAGAACAATATCTTCGTGATGTAATGATGCGTTATAGAAACAAACTTGTTTATGATGCAAGTACTGGAGAAATTCGCGATGATAAAAAATTCATGGCTATGCTTGAAGATTTTTGGCTCCCTCGTAGAGAAGGTGGTCGCGGAACAGAAATTTCCACTCTTCCCGGAGGACAAAATCTTGGAGAAATTACTGATATTGAATACTTTAAGAAAAAACTCTATCGCTCTCTAAATGTTCCACCATCAAGAATGGACGGCGAAGGTGGTTTTAATCTCGGTCGTTCTTCAGAGATTCTTCGCGATGAAGTAAAATTTAGCAAATTTGTTGCTAGACTAAGAAAGAGATTTTCTGCAATGTTTAGCGATATGCTAAAAACTCAACTAATTCTGAAAAATATTATTACACCAGAAGATTGGAATGTTATGGATGAGCACATCCAATACGACTTTTTATATGATAATCATTTTGCGGAACTTAAGGATGCAGAACTATTAAATGAAAGACTTAACATGGTACAGGTTGCCGAACCGTATGTAGGGAAATATTTTTCACAAGATTATGTGAGACGTAAGATTCTTCGTCAAACTGATATTGAAATTATTGAGCAGGATAATTTAATCAAAAAAGAAATTAAAGATGGTGTTATTCCTGATCCAAATATTCCTATCGATCCTACAACAGGAATGCCAATTCAACCAGGAATGGGTATGGATTTAGGACAACCAGTAGTAGAACCAAATCTTGATGGGGCAGCAGACGCTGGATCTACAAAAGTAGATGGAAAAGCAGTTGAAATGAATACAAATATTGTAAAAATGCCCAAGGGTGGTGAGATATAAATATACACAGTTACAAATTAATGCATAAAAATGGATGATTTACTGGATATGATTCTCGCGGACGAATCTCCCTCACAAATTAGTGATCAAATTAAAGATTTACTTTTTGCAAAATCTGCAGAAAGAATAGATTCTTTGCGTCCTTCTGTAGCAAATTCTATGTTTGGTCAAGATGAACTAAGTAATGATGAAGGAGAATATGGAGCAGAAGAAAACTGAGAGTGATGAATAATGGCAGGTCTGTCGGACTTTTTTAAACTTATTGAAGAAGAAAAAAAGAAACAGGATAAAGAACTATATTCTCTTCTTGGTGAAGAATTTTCCACGGATAAATTTATTGATACTCTGATTTCATCTGCAAAAAAAGAGGTAAAAAAAGAAAAAATTATTGAAAAGAAAATAGAAAAAATATTTAATGATATCCTAATAGATGAAAAAGATTCTACAGAATCAAAAATAGTTGAAGAAAATATAGAAGAAATAATAGAAGAAGAACTTTTTGAAGAGACTGTTGAGGATCCTTTGATTGAAAAATCTTTGGGTCTTCTTTCAGAACCATCTAATATTAAACAACAAAACGATCCATTGACTCCAATAGATCAAAAATTTGCAACTCTTGAAGATTTACAGAATCACTATAAGATTTTTATTTCTCGTATTCAACAACAACTTTCTACTCTTGGGGGAAGTGGTGAGACTCGTTTAGAATTTTTAGATGATGTTGATAGAAATTCAGTAAAGGTAAATAATAAATTTCTAAGATATAATTCAAATACTGGGAAATGGAAAGGTTCTGACGCTGGAGAAGGTCCATTTATATCTTCAACAACTTATGTAACTACATCATCTTATACAATTCTTGAAGGTGATTATTACATAGGAGTTAATTATGCCGGAGCGGTTACAATCACTCTTCCAAATGGAGTGATTCAAGGAACAACATACATTGTAAAGGATGAACTTGGGGAAGCTTCCAAGGGAACAAATAGATATATAACAATACTTCCATCTGGATCTGATTTGATTGATGGTAGAGATAGAGCAATTCTTGCTTTTGATTATGGTTCACTTACTTTTGTTTATAGAAACGGTTGGAGGGTAGTTTAATGTCTCATTTATATCAACCAAGTTTAGACCAACACGATGCATTTGGTCGTTTAAGAATTTCAAGTCCACTTACACTTTTTGATTCATCGCATAGATATAGGGATAATAATTTATGGACTAGTTTAGTTGTAGGAACTGGTTCTACTGTTGGATTTGTAACGACACAAGGATTAGTGCAGATTGGTATTGGAACTACTGCAGGATGTTCTGTTATCAGAGAAACAACAAAGGTATTTTCATATCAACCAGGAAAATCTCTGGAAGTTATGAATACTTTTGTAATGAATGCACCAAAACAAAATCTAATGCAAAGAGTTGGATATTTTGGAGCAGATAATGGAATATATTTTGAGGTTGATGGAAATACTGTAAATTTTGTTGAAAGAAGCATTGTATCTGGAATGATGTCTGAAAGCAGAGTTCCACAATCACAATGGTTATATGATAAAATGGATGGAACTGGTCCTTCTGGACTTGTACTTGATACATCTCAAGCACAAATCTTCTGGATGGATATTGAGTGGTTAGGAGTCGGAACAGTAAGAGTTGGTTTCGTAATTGATGGACAATTCATTCACTGCCATTCGTTTCACCACGCAAATAGAATTCAATCAACATATATTACAACTGGTTCATTGCCTCTAAGATATGAGATTGCAAATACTGGAATTACAACAAGTTCAAGCACACTTAAACAGATTTGTTCCACGGTAATTTCAGAAGGTGGTTATGAACTTCGCGGATTGCAACAGGCAGTAGGAACTGCAGTTACATCACCAGTCAATTTACCATTACCTGCCGGAACTTATTATCCAATAATATCACTTAGACTTAGGACAACACCAAATCGTCTAGATGCAATTGTAATTTTGACGGCAATTTCAATGTTGGGTATCACAAATAATGCAAATTATAATTGGCAGGTGAGAGCAAGTTGCATTACGTCTGGGGGAACTTGGAATATTGCAGGTATAGATTCTGCTGTAGAATATAAAATTGACGGAGGAACAGTTAGTGGTGGTAGAGTTTTAGCAAGTGGATATTTCAATTCTTCACAGCAAGCGTCAGTTCCAGTAGATATTCTTAAGGAAGCATTATTTTCTTTCCAATTGGAAAGAGATGGTTTAACTTCAACTCCATATGAGACGGCACTAGTTTGCTCTGCAAGTGTGAATGCCGACATTCTTGCTTCTATGGATTGGGAAGAAATTAGTAGGTAATCTCATATTTTATAAATAACTAATAAATGTATTATAAGAATAATGACGCATAGACCAGTTGGGGCTGGGTCCTCATTCACATTTACTGCAGGAACTGCATCAACTTCATCTACATTTTCAGTTCAATCTGATACTTTAAGAGTTGTTGCTGTTGGTAACGCTGCACATGTTGCAATTGCAGCAAGTCCAACTGCATCAACAACTGATTATTATATTCCCTCCGGAACTGCAATAACTCTTGCATTGACTAAAGCATCTAATAGAGTTGTCGGTGTTACTACAGGAACATCAACGATTCTTACCTTTGCAGAGGGAACTCAGGCACCTTTCGGTGTTGGTGATTATATTAGTTTAACTGCAAATGCACAGTCATATTATAACTTTACTCACCAACAAGTTACGTCAGTAGATACTACTTCTGGCATAAATGGATTTTTCCAAGGGAGAATTGTTGTAAGTTATGATTCAAGTGGAATTGTAACTTCCTTCTCTTCTCCAAATGCAACAGCAGTTATTTCTCAAAGAATTTCTGCTTATGGCGCAACTGGAGATGGATCACTTTATTATCAGCAAGTACAAATTACCAACCAAGCATGATGAAACTTATCACAGAAGAAATAGAATCAGTAGAAGTTATTTCTGAAAATGTAAACGGTAAAAAGACTCTGTATATTCAAGGACCTTTCCTTCAGACTGAGCAACCAAATAGAAATAACAGAATATATCGTCTTCCAGTAATGGAAAGAGAAGTTAAAAGATATACTGAACAGTATGTAAATAAGGGACGTGCTCTTGGCGAACTTGGTCATCCAGATGGACCAACTGTAAATCTTGATAGAGTTTCTCATAAGATCGTTTCACTTCATCGTGAAGGAAATAACTTCATTGGAAAAGCGCAGATTCTTTCCACTCCTATGGGAAAGATTGCAGAATCTCTCCTTAAGGAAGGCGTAACTTTGGGAGTTTCTTCTCGTGGAATTGGATCTCTAAAACCAACTCGTGAAGGATATAACGAAGTAGGCGAAGATTTTATGCTTGCAACTGCTGCTGATATTGTCGCTGATCCTTCTGCACCTGATGCTTTTGTTCAAGGAATTATGGAAGGAAAGGAGTGGGTATGGGATGGTGGGGTTTTGAGGGAGAAAGAAGCAGAAAACACTAGACGCAGAATAAACACTCTTGTTGATGAAGGAATTCTTGAAGAGTATAAAATATCATTATTCAATGAGTTTTTAAATTCATTGTAATTTATTAATTTATAAATAAATATAGATTAAATTAGAGGTTAATCGGAGAGTTCAAATGTCTCGTGGAGATTTACAAGAAATGGAAGTAGGCACAAAGCAATCCAGAACCGCCGTAAATGCAAATGCAAAGGCGGGAGCACCAATGCCAAAACTAGATGCAGGTGCTGTTGCAGGTCAAACTGGAGATTGGGAAGATCTTGGTGGACCAGATCCTTCAAACTACCGCCCAGATGATGATTCAGCAAAACTTAAAACCCCTGGAGCAACTCTTAAGCAAGTAAGAGATGTTGTCAATAAGGGCGCTAAGGCTGCAGAACCGATGAAGGGTTTGAATAAAGAAGATACTGAATATGATGAAGATGAAGAACTCTTAGAAGAAATTGACGAAGAAGACGAAGATCTAGTAGAAGCAAAGAAAGAGAAGAAGGAAAAGGAAGAAGAGGATGAAGAAGATGAGGATGAAGAAGAAGATGAAGATATGAAGGAAGAGTATAGCATTGAAGAAGATGTCAATGCTCTCTTAGGAGGCGAAGAACTTTCTGAGCAATTCAAGGAGAAAGCAAAGACAATTTTTGAAGCTGCTTTAAAATCAAAAGTTACTGAAATTAAAGAAGCACTTGAAGTTCAGTATGAAGAGAGACTTTCTGAAGAAATTGAGGAAGTTAAAGAAGAACTTAAGAATCGTGTAGATTCATATCTAGAATATGTTTCTGACGAGTGGTTTGCTGAGAATACTCTCGTTATCGAGAAAGGACTCAAAACCGAAATGACTGAATCATTCCTAACTGGAATGAAGCAACTTTTTGAAGAGCATTATGTAACAATCCCTGAAGATAAATATGATGTACTTGAGAGTATGGTAGAAAAACTTGATGAAATGGAGACAAAACTCAACGAGCAAATTGAGAAGAATATCTCCCTTAACAAGCGTCTCGCAGAGTCGGTTGCTGATGGGATTTTAGATCAAGTTTCTGAGGGACTAGCTCTTACTCAGAAAGACAAGCTCGCTTCACTTGCCGAAAGTGTTGAGTTTGAAAGTGAAGA